TTGGGGAGGGTGGCGGAGGGAAAAAAACCCGCCAAAAAAAAGGCGGCGGAAAAGAAGCCGAAAAACGAAAAACCCGCCGTCCTGGGCGGGGCCGTACCGGAGTACGCCAACGCCACGGCAATCAGCAAACTGCTGGGAAAAAGCGTCCGCCGGGTCCAGCAGCTGACCCAGGACGGCATACTGGAAACCGAAGTCCCGCCCGGCGGCGGGGCGCGGAAATACCGGACCTGTGAAACCATCCAGCAATACCTTGCTCACATCCAGCAAAAAGCCAAGGAGACCGGAGAACAGAGCAAGGCAGCGGAATTGACCTTGCGGAAGCTGGAGGCCGAGGTGAAGCTAAAAGAGAGCCAGGGCCAACTCCACCGCCTCAAAACGGCCATTGCGGAGGGTGAGTACATCCCAGCGGAACAGGCCACAGAGGAACTGGAGGAGTTCATGGTGTCATTCAAACGCTTTGCCATGGCAATTCCCGCCCGCGCTGTGGGCACCCTGTCCGGCAATGTGGATGCCTTGGCCGTCCGAGCAATGGAGCGGTCCATGCGCAAGGAACTGGAGACCATGCTGGCGGTATACTTTGCCGCAGGCGGCGAGGAAACGGAGGGCGGATCGTGAAAGAATTTACCTGGGAACCCTACACGGTGCCGAGCTGGATATACAAGGCGCTCCAGGTCCTGCGGCCAGCCGAGCGGGTCACGGTGTCCAAGTGGGCGGAGAAGAAGCGGACCCTGCCAGACGGGAACGCCATACCGGGCCCCTGGCGAAACAGCGTGACCCCTTACCTGGTGGAAATCATGGATGCCTTTTCCGATGACCTGATCGAGGAAATTATTTTCGTCAAGCCCACCCAGGTGGGAGGTACATCAGCCATGGAGAACATGATCGGCAGCCTTGTAGACCAGGACCCGGCCCCCACCCTGGTGGTGTACCCGTCGGATGATCTGGCAGAAACCACGGCGGAAACCCGCCTGGTGCCTATGTTCAAATCTTGTCCAGACATTGCGGGGAAATTCCGGGAGACGGAGAGCAAAAAACTACAGCTAAAGTTTCGGGATATGTTCTTGTATCTCACTGGGGCCAACAGCCCGGCGGATCTGTCCAGCAAGCCAATTCGCAACTTATTCCTGGACGAAGTGGATAAATTCCCGGGAGCCTCCAAGCGGGAGGCAGACCCGGTTTCGCTGGCTAGGGAGCGCACAAAAACTTACTTCAACCGGAAAATCTTTATGGCAAGCACTCCGACGCTGAAAAGTGGTCATATCTGGCGGGCTTTAGAACGGGCAGATGTGGAAAAGCACTACTTTGTCCCCTGCCCCCATTGTGGAAAATATATCGAGCTGAAATTCTCACAGATTAAATGGCCCAGCAAGGATGATGTGCCGGACAGCACCGAGCGGGCGGAAATGGCCTGCTATATCTGCCAGGCTTGCGCCTGTGTGATCACGGACCGGGACAAGGGGAAGATGCTGGAGGCCGGACAATGGCGTCCTGTGCGCCAGAGCGCGGCCCAGGCCAAAAGCGTGGCCTTTTGGATGAACACCCTATACTCCCCCTTCACGCGATTTTCCGATATCGCCCGGGAGTTCATGCGCTCCAAGGATGACCCGGAGCTGCTGCAAAACTTCTGCAATTCCTGGCTGGCGGAGCCGTGGGAGGACACCAAGTTGAAAACCAGTGCGGAGCTGGTTCTGAAACGGCAAACAGACGTTCCGGCCTGGGAATTGCCGGAGTGGACAAAGATGCTGACCGGTGGGATTGACGTGCAGGAGAACTGCCTGTACTGGGTGATCCGGGCCTGGGGCGATTTTATGACCAGCCAGAACGTAGCCCACGGGCAGGCCCTGTCTATGGCGGAGATCGAGCGGATCATGAATGCGGAGTTCTCCCTGTCAAGCGGTGAGAAAATCATGGTGGAGCTGGCCCTGATGGACAGCGGCGACCAGACCGACGCGGTGTATGAGTTTTGCACCATGAACACGGAGTGGGTGCGCCCCTGCAAGGGCGTGACCACGCTGCAGGGCCATTACAGGATATCCACGGTAGACAAGGCCGGGAGCCGAGCCAACGGGATGCAGTTGGTCCTGGTGGACGGCGGAAAATACAAGGACATGATCGCCGCCCGGATGCAGCGGGAGAACGGGAAAGGGTCATGGATGGTCCACAAGGATTGCGGCCTGGACTACGCCGAGCAGGTCACGGCAGAGCACAAAATCACCGAGCGGAGCAAGGGAAGGGTGGTTCAGAGATGGGCACTGAAAAGTTCCCACGCGGACAACCACTACCTGGACTGTGAGGTATACGCGGCGGCAGCGGCGGACGTGCTGGAGGTCCGGTCCCTGTTCCTGCAAAACCAGGAAAGAGAATCGACAGCGGAGGTCCGCAAGCCCCGGCAGGAATCTCCGCCGGAGGAAAACTGGATACAGCAAAACGAGGACTGGATATAACGGGAGGTGGACATGGACGCAGAAAAAATGACGCCGGCAGAAATGCTGGCCCAGGTCAATACGGCCATCACCACGGTGCTGTGCGGCGGGCAGTCTTACAAGATCGGCAGCCGGTCCCTGACCAGGGCGGACCTTGCCCTGCTGCGCTCCATGCGCAGTGAGTTGGAGGCACAGCTGGACGATGCGGACAGCAGAGGGCTACTGGGGCGGACATACGTTGCAATTTTTGACGGGAGATAGGAGGGAATATCTATGAAACTCATGCAGGGCGACTGCCTGGACCGGATGACGGATATCCCAGACGGAAGTGTGGATATGGTGCTGACCGATCCGCCGTATTCCTCCGGTGGAACATTTGCGGGAGACCGCCAAACCAGAACAAAAGACAAGTATTGCGACAGCAAATATAACGGCGCGGCTCGATTCCAGAGCTTCAGCGGCGATAACATGGACCAGCGCAGTTTTACGGAGTTCATGCGCATGGTCATGGCACGGGCGCGGGAAAAGGCAAAGCCGGGCGCGGTAGCCGCCGTGTTTATCGACTGGCGCAACCTCCCGGCCATGACGGATGCTATCCAGGCAGCTGGGTGGATATGGCGGGGGATCGTGGTCTGGAACAAAGGGACGGCCCGGACACAGCCAGGACGTTTCCGCGCGGACTGTGAATATATCGCCTGGGCCTCCAATGGGAAACTTCCGGTAGACTGGACGCCGGGATTCAAGGCGCTGCCGGGATGTTACAGCGTGTCGAGCGTACCGTCCAGACAGAAACACCACCAGACAGAAAAGCCGGTGGAGCTCTTAGAGAAGCTGCTGGAAATTTGCCCGGAGGGCGGGACTGTGCTGGACCCGTTCGCAGGAAGCGGAAGCACTGCCGTAGCCTGCGTCAATACAGGGCGGGATTTTGTCGGGATTGAACTGGACCAGGGCTATTTTGAGACGGCACAGCAGCGCGTGAAAGAGGCACAGGAAGGGTGTGGTGAGCGTGGGCCTGCTGGATAACGTGATCGCCGCCCTGTCTCCCCGTCGGGCCTACGAGCGGGAACTTTGGCGCCAGGGACTGGACAACCTGCGGGGCTATGATGCCGCCGGATATGGCCGGATCAACGCCGGGTGGCGGGTCAGCAACGAGAGCGCAGAGACCACGGACCGCTACAGCCGGGACGTAGTGCGGGCCAGGGCACGGGACCTGGAGCGCAACAGCGACATTGCCCAGGCCATCCTCCACGCCTACAAGCGCAACGTGGTGGGCAAGGGCTACACCCTGCGGGCGCTGACCGGGAGCGATGCCCTGGACAAGCAGATCGAAACGATGTGGAAACGCTGGTGCAAGGCCAGAAACTGCGACGTAACCGGGGAACAGTCGTTTAACTCTATTCTGCGGATGATGGTGGAGCGAAAAAAGGTGGATGGAGGAATGCTTGTCCTGTACCGCTGTACCAGCGGCGGTGTGGTCCCCTTCAAGCTCCAGTGTCTGGAGGTAGACGAACTGGACCAGACCCAGGCGGCACCGCGTCAGCAGGGAAACCGGGTTGTGGGCGGCATTGAATACGACCGGCACCGCCGCCCGGTGGGATACTGGATACAGCAGTATGACATAGAGGGTTGGCAGATGACCGCCCCGGTGTACATCGAGGCCAAGGATGTGTTTTTCTTCAAGGCAAAGCACCGGCCCAGCCAGCTGCGGGAGGTGTCCGATCTGGCCCCCACCATCACCAGGATCAGGGACACCAACGAGTTTATCACCGCCGTGGCCATCAAGGAGCGGATCGCGGCCTTGGTAGGGCTGGTGATCAAAAAGACCATGCCGGCCGGGGGCCTGGGCCGCAGCGGCGGGCGGAGCCAAGACGGCCAGGTGGACTATTCGGGCAAGAAGATGACCCCCGGTATGATTATGGAATTAGGAGCCGGGGATGACGTGGAGGTGGTGGACCCCAAAGGAGCGGCCACCGATGCCACGGCATTTCTCAAAACCCAGCAGGGCCTCATTGGCGCGGGCCAGGGGCTGTCCTATGAGGCCGTGAGCCGAGATATGGCTGGGGCCACCTACTCCAGCGCCCGGCAGAACGCCCTGGAGGATGAGAACACATATGCGGAGGAGATCGAGCTTTTAACGGCGTTCATGTCCGAAGTGTACGAACACTTTGTGATCTCCGGGGTTTTGTCTGGCCTGTTTTCGATTCCTGACTTTTGGGAGCGGAAAGAGGACTATCTGGACCACGCCTGGGTCAAATCCCCGAAAAAGTGGATCGACCCGGCCAAGGAGGCCAACGCGGACAAGACGGCCCTGCAGAGCGGCCAGAAAACTTTCCAAGATCTCCAGGCGGAAAAGGGGAAGGACTGGAAGGACGCGGTGGATGAAATGGCCGAGGTCCTGGCCTACGGCTGGGAAAAAGGCGTTGACATGGGAGGTGTAATTTTTGGCAAAGATGCGGCAGAACCAGGGGAAGCGGAGCATGGGGGAGATCCTGGCGCGGAAGGAAAACAGTCAGGAGGAGCAGAACAGCCGCCGGAGGATGCTTAGCTTTTCCAGCGAGACCCCGTACCGGCGCTTTTATGGCATGGAAATTTTGGACCATGGCGACGGCACAGTGGATCTATCCAGGCTGAACAGCGTGGGTGTGGTCCTGTTTAACCACGACGTGGACAAGGTGGTGGGCAGGGTGCTCCGGGCCTGGATTGAGGATAACCGGGGCATGGCAGAAATCGAGTTTGACAGCGACGAAGATGCGGAAAAGGTCTTTTCCAAAGTCCAGGCCGGCACCCTGAAAACCACGTCGGTACGCTATGCGGTAGATGCCTGGGAGGAGGTCAAGGCCGGGGCCACGTCTGCGGACGGACGTTTCCAGGGCCCCTGCCAGATCGCCCGGAAGTGGACGCCGCTGGAGGTGTCCATCGTGTCCGTCCCGGCGGATGCCAGCGTAGGCGTGGGCCGGGATGCAAACGAAGGGCAGGCCCTGTCTTTGTGGGAGCGGCAGGTGCAGATCAACAAAAACAAAATGGAGGTATCGAGGACATGAAGAAAAAGAAGTGGATCGAGCGGCAGCAGGCAATTTTAGATGCCGCCCGCGCCGCCGGGCGGGGTCTGACGGAAGAGGAGCAGGCGGAGCTTGACGCCCTCCAGCGGAAGATCGACGAAGCCGGGGATGAGCCGGAAGATCAAGGCGCTGCCAGTGGTCAGCGCAGCGCCGGCGGACAGGAGCCGGAAGGTGTCACCCAGGGAACGCCTGCGCCGTCCAACGCCGAGGAGGCCCAGCAGGCCGTGGCGGAGGAGCGCAAGCGCAACAGTGATATTGTGGAGCTGTGCCGCCAGGTAGGCATGGACCCGAAGGAATATATCAGCAGCGGGGCCACCATGGACACCGTGCGGACGGCAGCCGTGGAGCACATGATCCGGCACGGTGCTCCGGTGCAGACGGGGGCCAGAGATCCCGGGCGGGACGATTTCCGCGCCGGCGCAGTGGATGCCATGCTGATGCGGGCCGGGGTGCCCGTAGAGCGCCCGGCGGAGAGCGCGGCGCAGTTCCGGGGGATGAGCCTGCGGGACCTGGCCATTGAGTGCATGGCCAGAGACGGCGAGGGCAGCACCACAAGCCTGCTGCGCATGGGCAAGGATGATTTGTGGGGGCTGGCCTGCCGCCAGTTTTTCAATCCCACGGCGGCTTTCCCGGCCATCCTGGATAACGCCATCAGAAAGGGAATCGAGCACAGATACCAGTATGTTCCCACCACCTTCCAGCTTTGGACCAGCAAGGGCAGCGTAGCCGACTTCAAGCCGACGAAGGATCACAGCTATCTGATCAGCGGCGCGGGCGAGTTCCTGCTGGTGGGAGAAAACGGGGAGCTGAAACACGACACCCCCAGGACAGATCTGCTGCCCCAGCGCAAGATTGACACCTACGGGCGCCAGTTCTCCATGAGCCGTCAAGCGTTCATCAATGACGATATCGGTTTTATCACCGAAGTGCCGGGCCTGTATGCCGCCAGCGCCAAGCGGACCATCAACAAGCAGGTCTATTCCATCCTGGTGAAAAACCCCGCCATTTTCGACGGCGTGGCCCTCTTCGATGCTGCCCACGACAACCTGATTGCAACAGGGTCCAAGCCCTCCAACGAGGCAATCCAAAAGATCATGATGAAGCTGCTATTGCAGAAGGACCCGTCCGGCGACGCCATCATGGTCCAGCCTGCGTACATCATCGTTCCCGTGGGATATAAATT